ATCGGCGGTCTTCCGCTCAAGATTGGCAATGTTCCAGGTGACGGTGAGATCGGACATTGGCTTGGTGGTATCGGGTGAAATGTACGGTTTTTGGGGAGTTATGGCCAACTCCCCGGTGTGTAGTGACGTGGACTAATCAGTTCAGCCGATCTTGATGCCACCATCGGCAGTCATGGTGATCGAGGCGTTGCCCGTCATCTTGATCGAGCCACCTTCTTTCACCTTGACGGTGATGCCATCGACTTTCTCGGCAACGTGCTCAACGAGCTTGGTCACGTCTTCATCGTTGTCTTCGGCGCTGATGATGTAGGTGTCAGACATGGGGTGATGGCTGGGAGGAGGACTGTAGGACGAGTAGAGAAGGGGCTTTGCTCAAAAACGTGTCTGGCTGACAAAGAATGTGCCCGCCAGACTCATGCTGCGCAAAACCAGTATTGAAGGGGACTACGCGCTCTCAAGAGCAGCGACTTTGGCCTCAAGGATTTCGATTGCCTGCTGCTGACGCTTGATCAGATTCAGCAGGTGAGGCACGAAGCGGTCGTAAGCAACGCCTTCGGGTTCTGGGGTGCAAGGCGTCTCAACTTTTTGCCCCTTCTCGTCATGCGAAACACTGACTGTCTTCCAGAAGACTAGCCTTGGGTCAATCTGGGCAACCTCCTCAGCGATGAAGCCCCAGTAGCTGTGATCAGGACAGTCAACCTCGCAAGTTGACCTGTACCAGACAGGGCGACAATTCAGGAGGGCTTCTGAATATGAAAGCTCAGCGTCTTCAATTTGGGTCTTATATTTCGCTGAGGATGTTGATCTCTGGAAGATCCCCGTATTTCCAACAACCAAGTTGGGCGACGTGCCAGTTGTCACGTCGTAGGCAGCCTGGCAGCTTAGCCAGCCAGCGTTGTTCAGCCTCATCCGCTCCGTCGGAGAAGACGCCCCATCCGCCGTTGTAGAAAATACGAGGCGGCCTGGCATATCGTTAGCGCCAGGGGTGCCGTCTACTTCTGCGCGAATTAAGGCTGCTTCAACAAATTCGCTGCCATCGTTACCTTGAAAGTAGATATTACCAAGTGCATCGCCGGACGAAACAATTGTGTTTCCTCCAACCGATGCGCTTCTACTTTTGTTCAGTGTAACAACGGGACCACCAACGCCATTGTCGTTGTAAGTTACAGAAATGCTGGAGCTTGATTGAGTAATGCCTTCTACTTGCAGTTGTGCCGTGCCGGTGGCGTTATAGAAATTTGCACGCGCACTAGACGTACCAACCAAGAGCCTGCCGGAGCTGTCCACTCGCGCTCTCTCGCTGCCTTCCGTCGTCACCACAAACCGGCCATCGCTGCCGGTGTCGATGACTTCGGCAGAGGAATTGCCTTCCTCGATTTTGTCCGTGGCACCCCCGCCGGCTGTATACCAACTCAGCGTGCCGGAGCCATTCGTGCTTAAGACTTGACCGCTGGTGCCGTCTGCACTCGGCAAGGTCCAAGTGACGTTACTGGCCACAGTGGCAGGCGCCTGAAATGCAACCCAGTTGCTGCTGTCGGAATCGGCAAAGCGCAAATCACCTTGAGCGTTGATTGTCAGGTTTCCGTTTGGATCAATAGTGATCCGCTGTACGGAATCTGTAGCAAAACCGAGCGTATTGGCAGCAGGGGCGTACATGCCCATGAATGGGGCTGTAGTGCTATCTGGAATGAAAGTTCCAGCAAAAACAAAATCAGCGACCGTCAAATTTCCCAGTGTGCCAACACTGGTAAGGGTTGAATCCGTAATCGCGATACCGAGCGAAGTGCTATTGATTACCTCGGCGCCATCAATGAAATAACTTTTGCCAGCAGCGAGATCGAAGTTTTCGCTGCTAGTCCAGCAGCTAGTGGCATTGCTCCAATTAACTGTTTTGTTAGTGGTGCCGCGTAGCGTGATGCCACCACCATCAGCTGTCACATCAGTTGGCGTAGCGACCACGCCCATCTCGATGTTCTTGTCTTCCACCAACAACGTTTGCGTGTCGATAGTTGTGGTGGTGCCATTAACGGTCAAATCACCCTGAATGGTGGCATTGCCTGCCAGGTTCAGGTTGCTCGACCAGCTCACATCAGTGCCATCGGTTGTGATGATCTGATTAGCTGTGCCGTTTGCCAGCTTGCTAACGGCAATCTCAGCAGTCGTGCTGATGTCTGCATTAACAATGGTGCCATCAGCCAGCATCGTGCTGGTGACCGTTCCGGTATCGCCGGAAGTGATCACGGTGCCACTGCGATCTGGCAGCGTGATGGTGCGATCAGCAGTTGGGTTGGTGACCGCGAGAGTCGTCTCGAAACCATCAGCAGTGCTGCCTTCAAAAGTCAGGCTGCCGGTGGTGCCGATTTCAAGGTTGCCAGTGATCGTCAGATTGCCGCTGCCATCTGGGATCGGTAGATAGGCGAGGTTATTCCAGTTACTGCTGCCGTTGCCGATCTTGAATTTCTTGGTGTCTGTCTCATAGCCGATCTCACCCGACAACAGGATCGGGTTTGCAGATGTCCAATTTGCAGCGGTGTCTTTCCGCTGCGCCATCTGTACGCGGATCGTTGTTGCGGTCATGATTCAGCACCACCAGCTTCGATGATAAGTGTGGCCGCTACTGCGGGCGCTGCCACATCAGCCTGCAAGATGAACGGCGCAGTTCCTGTCATGGCATAGGACGTGAAGGATGCTTCAACGCCAAGGGCGGCAGGTTCACCCGTGAGCGCGTACAGCAGGAAATTACCGATCAAAGCAGTGAGCTCTACGGTCATATCTGTGTAAACACCGCGTTGCACCTCTTCTGGCTTTGCGGCGTAGCGATAGAGTGCATCAGCTGGCAACACCACAGCACTGCCCCAGAAGCTAGCCGGCAGCGTGAACGTCCGATGGCTGCCGTTCATGTCAACGTAGTGATTCCGAATCTGCGTTACCTGCGACTGCACCAAATTCGTATAGGTCAGAATCAGCCGGTAGTTGCTTTGCCGTAGCGAGTGCCTGAACAGTACAGGCGCGCCGATTAGCGTCTCTTCAGTGCTGACGTTCAAACCGCCGAGATCGTACTGAAAGCCTTCAGGCAGGATGGCTGGGTAGCTCATATCAGATATGGCGGTAGCAGTTGCAACTCCACCGTAGCGTTGGTGATATCACAGGATTGATCGATCACAGGCGCTGACAGGTAACGCCAAAGATAGTTCGCGGGGAATGTGAGATTGGTAGCCGAAAGCGTAGTAGCACTCAGGTCAAACGGCTGGAAGATCCCGTGCAACGAGTAATGGCTCACTAGATTGAACGTGTCCGATGACGACAACCTTGAGAATGTCATCCGCAGAATGTGACCCACTGAGGCGTTGCTGTGGCGCACGCTGCCTTCATAGCCATCGAGCACTGCAAACTGCGTGCTAGCAATGGTGCCAGGTGTATAGGTCCGAGTGGATGGTGTCAGCGCTGGAAAGGTAGCCATAATTTATGCGCAGGGAACTTGCCACGCAACAGCGCCTGGCCCGCTCCATGAGACGGTGTAGGTGTGATTCACATTTCTGAAACCATGCGTGGCACTCAAAGGTATGCGAGTGGTGGTTTGTCCGTTTGTATATGTAATCGTGAATTTAAAACTATTCGGACCGCACGATCCAGTGTCTTGGCTAAAAGCAACTGCTTTGACATCAGTCAATGTATATACGGTGAACGCACCGACTGGGATTGTGGTGTATGCACTGCAGGCAGTTGTATCAAATACTTCGAGTGAGCCTGCACTTCGCTGCAGTACCCACGTACCACCGGCCGTGTTGCCAGCCGGCGGCGTAGTGCCGCCGATATTGCCACCATAGATTGCCGACGCAGGTTGGCATTGAGTTGCAGCAGTTGTGCCGAGAGGGCGTGATTCGCCGTAACCCGTGGATGTCGATGGATCAAGGCAACGGCCCACTGCTGTGATGTAGTGATCGATCTCGCTTGTAGTGATTGAAAGCGTATAAGCGCCTGCGATTGCCTCGTTCTGACAGGAGATCTCAGTTTCGACGCCAGTATCTTTATTGATCTTCGACCAGCAAACCTGACCGTTGCAACCAAGATTGGATTCGGAAATGCTGAGCGTATCGTCAGGGCGAGGGGCGCCTCCAGTGCCACTGCCTCCAGTGATGTAGTTGGGCGTGCTGGTTGACGAATCAGCCTCGAGAGGATCAACCGGATTGCCCCAGTCACCAATGGGGGTGCGGCCGCCATTGGGTTGCCCTGCAGGTTGACTGACATTGGGCCCAATCGGTGAGCTGCCGCCTGTCGGCCATCTTGATTCTGATGGCGAAGCGAGACTCACTCTTGTTGCGGCCTCAGTTGGCGGATCAAAGCTGCCGCCACTGGCTGGATAGTTAATCCCACCGCCACCGAGCGGAGTGTCGTCTGATGATGAATTCACATCACAGGCGTAATCGCTGCGACCGGCTGAAATGGTGATGCCTGGTGCCGTAGCTGCAGCCACCTCAAGCGCCACCAAACTGCGGCCTTGACTATCGATTGGGAAATGGGTCAAATCAAAAACACAGGCACCGCTTGCTGTTTTCTCGATCCGCTCCACTTCATATAGGAAATCGTGGTAGCCGAGTGCTGTTGTAGCAGTTTCACGGCGCAGTCGAACGCGAACAATATCACCCAGCTCAAGAGTGCTGTTGTAGCTGCTGGGCCTTACGTTCAGTCGCAGGGTGTGAGTGATGTATTTGCGTCGCGCTAGCCGGAACGCACCAACCTTTACAGCATGAGTTTCGCTTGCGCAGAACTGGCTCAGATCGTATTGCTCAAATGGCCCTGCCGTTGCTTCGCCGGTGTAACGCACTTCGGTGGTGCGCGGAAATCCGATATCAGCATCTGGCTGCTGACGCCACATCATCTGCAGACAGACTGGCTGGCGATCTGCGAGTGACACATATTCGATCTCAAAACCATCTGGCAGCAGATGATCCTCGGTGAATGTAAAATCCCACCCGATTGCCGTGATTTTGATCGTGTGATCACCGTTCACCGGCAGCCGTGGCTTAAAGGCAAACTTGCCGTTTGATTCGACCAGCCTGAGCAGAAAGTCATTCCCGATTTGTTCGAGCCATTCATCGAGATTGCTGCTCTCTTGGAAGACTCCGTTGTAGAGAAATCCATTCGTCTGGCAGAAGTTCGCCGCGGCCAGCATCTTGACGCTATCGATGAGCGTGGAAGGAATCCGGCCTGATTGATTCATCAGGTACAGCGCCAGATCAATCACGTTATTGCTTGGCCCGAGCGTGCTATCGATGATGCGCGTAACTTGCATCCCTTCGCGCACGAACACATGCACCTGTTGCTCCCATCGGTCGCTACCATCCGGGAATGTGTTTACGTAGCTGAGCGTCGTCATGTTGGCGTAGCGCCCTGACGTGCCGCAGTAATACGGGCAAGACCATGGAGTGGTCTCTGCAACTGTGGTGACAAAGTTGCCAGGGAACCACGTGCCTGCGCGGCGATCATAGGTCTGATTCCATGTGCCTTGACGGCAAGGTCCAGCAAAAACATCCTTGACAGGAATGGTCGGAAGCTGGCCCTCGCTCAGCACCAAATGGAGACTGACGGTCAGCGCATTGGTGGTGCCATCGTTTTCATATCTGCCTTCTGTTGCGCCAGGGCTCACGAGCACGCCGCCGACATTACTGACGCGACGACAAAAAACAATTGGCACTGGATCACCGATCTTGTATGCAACCTGCGGTGACGTGAGATCATCTGCTGCCTCTGCTGCAGCTTCATTCAGAACAGGATCAGACAATCCGCTCTGATAAGCCAGCAATGCCAATGGATCAGAGATGTTCAGCGTCATATCCGAAGCGGCACACCGATCAGGTAGCTGGTGAATTTACGCGGCGGCACTTGTGCGCCAACTGGTGACAGGC